CGTAAATCAGTAACTGATAATTGTAATCTATTAGTTGTATATAATTTTTGTTTCGATAACTCGAATCTTAGAACTTGTTTTGAATCTTTAAAGTTTACATATTCAAGGTCTATTATTTCATCATCATCATCTACATCTACAGCATTTGCTTTTACCCATTCAATAAATCTTTTTTCTTTATCACTTGATTGTTGAACTTTTACAACCTCATTATTCATTTCATCTTGTGCTATTCCTAAGAACGTTAAAGCATCCGCATCACTTAATCCAAATCCTGTCTTAATCATTATCAATGCCTGGTCTGCTGTATAATCACCTTTCTTTAACTTGTTGGCTATATTAAAAAGATTTTGTCTTTGTCTACCTGTTAAGTTTTTAAGGTGTTCGTTAACTTGTATTTCTTCTTGAATTACAGTTGCACTTGGTAAACCAATTTCAGCAGCTTCAATCTTTAAACCGTATTTTTCAATTATATAATTCGTTACGATATTAGGATCTCTAGCATTTAAAGCATTGATAACATTTTGATTTTCTAGTGGAAGTTCTTTGCCAATAGGCTGAACTTGTTCTACTTCAAATGTAATATCTAAACCAGTTTTTAGTTTAAACATTTTATCAATAAACTTATTAAAAGCTACTTGTTCAATCTTAGCATATTCGTTAATAAATAATTCATGTGCTAAATCTAATTCGTTTCTATCTCCTAAAGTACCCTCAGTTTTGATTTTAAACAATACTCCCGGAACGTTATGTCCTGTTATTATCTTTTGTTGGTTACGTTTATTTAACGCTTCGTATTGGTCTGCTAATCCTGTTGGAGTTACATTTACAACCTCAGCTCCTTTACCATCGGGATTAGTGAATGATAAAACTACTTTGCCAGCATTTTGTGTACCTTGATGTTTCTCTTGGAATCTTTCTTTAATATCTTCTTTAACTTCAGGTGTTAATTTACCACTAAAGAAAGTTATAATATGACCAGCACTAAATCCATTCTTTACTAAAGAGTGAAAAAAGTTACTAATCTCAATATCGGTATTAATGTCTAATAGAACGCTTGAATAATCGGGTGAAGGGTAAAGTCCATCTAATTCATTTAAAGAAGGTGTGAAGTCCTTAGAATAGTAAATTGAGGCACCTATAAACCCATCTTTGTAAAATGGAAAATAAGTTTTCTTTAAATGGTAACTTTTAGCAGTCCAATCTTCTGAATACCAAACTCCGCAATTATCCGCACTTAGTCTAAGCTTACCCATATCTAAATGGTAAAACTCAATCGGTTGCCCTATTAAATTAGTTGTTACTTGACATGCAAACCCGCCATAAATTGCTTTATCGGAATCACACTTTTTTCTTAATTCATACCATGAATCAAATCTATTTGCCTTGGCTAAAAATTGTTGAACTTGTGGTAAATCTTGACTAGGCACTATTTTCAATCCGCTAAGATAACGTGCTTTACCTTTTACAATAGCAGCGTGTTCAGGATGATTGTTATAAGAATTTAATAATTCTTTAGGGAAGTTATTGTCCTTACCCCACTTAACAAACTCACCAGCTGTATCTATTTTATAAGTCGGAAGTTGGTTAACATCCATCTTAATAGTAATTATGTCATTATATACTTCTAATTTTCTAGCCATTGTAAACCTTGTTAGTTATTGCTCCACCTTGATATTCTTTAAATGTAATTTTTGTTAAATCAAAACAAGTTGCATAACCCACCTCCACTACATTTAATCCAGTTGGATTAGTATTACTATTGCCTACTTGTTCGTATATCGTATATTCGTAATCGCCTACTGTTAATGAAATCTGAGCAGTTGTTGGTGTTGCTGTTTCAACTATTATAAATTCATTATATCGTTCTTTTTGTGTGCTTATATCCGCTGGTAAAAAGTATTGTGATGTATTTGTTTGAACGTTTTTAAACTGAAATAAAAAATAAGGATTTGCTAATAAACATTTCTCCTGTAATGTTAAGATAACTGTATTACTATTATTCTTATTAATTGTTATCATACTTATATAACGTACAAATATATCAATTTGTTATTTAAAAAAAAAGCCCAAGCTTACGGGCCTGAGCTTAACTTTAAAAAGTTACTTATTAAGCTATTAAGTTAGCTATCAAAGTACTTGTTACTTTGTAAATTGGAGAAACCTCTTTACCTTTAAAAGATAATTTTTGTCCGTTAAAATCAGTAATTGCAGTTCCACTTTCAGCACTCCAAGTTAATAAATCCATTCCATTCTCTTTACCAAATAACCAATAGTCACCGTTAACATCTTGAACCATCATAGTTAAACAATTTTGAGCAACTAAATGAATTTCTTGAATCATTGCAGTAGTTAATTTCTTAATTGTAAAGTCAATTTGTGGTTCGTATGTAATTGTTCCTGAAGCTGGTGTATACAATCCTGGATTAGACATCATCGACATTTCCTTATCGAGTAAATACGTTCTATACTTCTTGCCTGTAGCTAAAGTATAAGCAGTAACCACTCCAGCAGTTGCTGTAAATGTAGAACCAGTTCCTGAATTATTTTCTATTTCAGTTAGATAAATTGCTTTTATCCCTCCGGCTCCACCGCGGCACCCGAGGTAAGAATATCCGCTTGTTAAAATACATGCCATATTTTTATAATTTTAATTTGTTTATAATAAGGAGGGTTACCCCTCCATTAATTTTTATCCTACGTAAAGAACATTCATTGCTTGATTCACAACGTGTGCGAAGATTGTCATAATGTTTTTTACAAACATATCTTCACGATTGAAAGCAATTTTGTTAACTTCAAATTTATTAATATCACTAACTAAATCAGTACACCAGTAAATATAATCTGGACGTGCTGCGATAACAACGTTTGCTGCTAAAGGCACAAATTGAATTTGTATTCCATTGTAGAAATAAGCTTCAGTCGGTTGGCCTAAATTAGTTACTGCGAATAAATCACGGTAAGTAGCAGATACGTTATAAATGTTTATAAATTGTTTGTGAGAATAAGGAGCATAAATAAATGGCTTAACTGCACCATTAATAACTCTTGCTGGGATAGCTGCATAAATTTTTGCGTATTCGGCTGCTATTGTAGTTGCGTCGATTGTAGTTCCTAAAACTTTAATACGAGTTCCTAAAGCACCACCATTATATATCATACGGGTGGCAACACCATCAAGTAATGAAGCTGAACCTGAAGCAACTAATGCTTGTTCAACTGAACTAACTTGATTCTGAGCAGTACCTGGAGTTAAAGCTGCAACCGCTGTACGTGTAGCACTTGTTGCACCATTCCAAAATTTAGATTGTAAATCTTCAGCAATTAAATTACCATAAGACTTCAATACTACTGAACCAAATTCACTTGATTCAATCTCCCATGCACCTGGCTTCATTGTTCTGTTGAAACGTGAAGAACGTAAAGCATTAGGATCAAATTCTTGATAGTACATTATTTTAACTGGAGTAATCAAAGTATCAGTTATTCCAAAAGTTCCTGATGAAGTTGGAGCGCCACTTGCAAATGCTTGGGCTGTAACCGAGTTATCATTTTCGGTAAAAAGCGTATCCGCTTTAATGTCGGTTGCTAAAGTTACTAAGTTTTTATTTACAGTATCATTTGCGAATAAAATCTCTTCAATGATTGGTTCTACGGCTTTGCCGCGGATATCAATCAGACCTGATGTTGTAATTGCCATTTTATATTTTGTTTTAAATTGTTATTAATTATTAATTATTTTGTTAGTCTAAATTTTTCTAAAGAACTTAATTCATCCCAATTTTTAGAAACCTTAGTTTCATTTTGTATTGGTGTGTTTAAAATCTCATTTACTACTTTGTTAAGTAAAACAACTTGTTTTTTCAAACTAGATATTTGACTCTCTAAAGAAACTTGCATGTTACTCATTTGAGTTTTCATATCTGGCATCTTTAATTCAGGTGCAACTACTTCAGGTAACTCAGGAGCTTCTTCTGCTTTACTAGCAATCTCAGCTACTACGCCACTTGCAATAGTTACGATGTTGCCATCTTCCATTGTGTATTCGCCATCCATTACTGGACTAGCAGTTCCACTTGTAATATCCATGATTGCAGTTCCGATAGTTAATTCACCATCATAAGCAAATACTAAACCATCAACTGTTTTAGCTTCCTTCATTTTAACTTCAGGTGTTTGCTCGGTACTTGGTTTCTTTTCGTCAGTTGGCATTGTAGATGGTGCAGCAACTGGATTAAGACCTTCTAAGGCCACACGTTCATCAACACTAAGTTTAGTTATGATAAAGTCTTTAATTTTTGAGATAACATTTGTTTCCATGCTTATATAACGTTTAAAGTTTTTAAATTGTTTATTATTTTTATTACTTGTTCATCGGACATAGTTACTTTATTGACTTCAGCTGTTTTAAAAAGGCCATCAATCGAAACACCATTAACTTCACCCGATTTAATTTTTGTCCATACATCATCCGATTCAACTTTGCCAGTTAAAAACCAAGTTCCCTCTGGCAGTCCTTCGAAGCCTTTTGCTGTTGCAAATCTTTCATTGTTTAATAATACTGATTCAAAGAATGTAACCCCATCTATTAATTTACTTGAATGCTCAATATCTACAGCACTTGATAAATTATCTTTAACCCATTTTTGTTCTACTAATTCAATAGTTTCTTTATCGAACATCAAGTTAAATTCTTCACCAGCTATATTCCGATAGATTAATTGATTTGGTATAAGTACAGGAGTGAATATAATTCTTTTATCTTCGTTTTGAATTGCTAACTTGATTTCAGATTGCTTGTTGAACTTAATCCAATTTATTTGTATTGCTGGATCGCTAACTAAACTAACTGTCTTTAATCCCATTTCGGAATCTTCGACATCTATTATTGCTTTCTTAATTGGTAATTCCATAATGTAATAACGTTTAAATTTATCCGTATGTTGATTCCGATACTAATTTGTTTACTCTATTTGTAGTGCTTCGGTTTTCGGTTTCTACAACATAGGCTTTAACAGGAGCAAAGTTATTATTTTGATTACCACTAAATGTAGTTGATTGCCCTTGACCTGGTCCATAGATTGAAGGAGCTTGAGCTGTACTTGGTGCTGAGGTTTCTGCCGCTGGTATTCCACCCGCTGAACTTCCACCTTCATCAAATTGTGTGCTATTAATCTGAGCAACGTTTGCGGCTGTAGTTGCAACTAAAGCGATTGCTCTTATTGCTGACATTACTCCTAACGTTGGATCGGGAACTGCAAAGATAGCACCTAATCCTAAAATACCATTCATTATAGCACTGGCTCTATTAAACTTCTTTTGTGTTTCAAATTGTTGCCTTGCTAAATCTTTTTCATCTTTTGCCTTTTGATCTAATATTGCTTTTTCTTCTTTAGAACCTTGTTTAACATTTTTTAATTTATCCGCATAAAGTTTATTAATCTTTTGAGTTTCCTTCATGTAATAAGTATCCGATAAAGTTTTTGAAACTGCTAAAGTTGTTTGAGCTGCAATGTTTACCGATTCAACTATATCTTTTTGTAATTGTTTTTCTTTAGCTTTTTTTCGTTCCCTTGCGGCATCTTCTAAAGCTTCTTTTTGTTTTGTATAATTGTTTTCAATATCTAATTCACTTAACCCTAATAAATCAGCATTAGCTATATTTATATCGTAAATATCTTTAAAATGCTTTTTTTCTAATTTTACCTTATTAGCATTATTTTCTTCTTCTGCCTGTGATCCCGCTTGTAAATTTTTACCTTGATTTGCTAATCTTTGTGCTTCTAATTGATAACTACTTTCTATGTTTGATAATTGTAAAGCTATTTTTTTCTTTTCATCAGCTTCAATTATTGCTATATCTTTATCCGCTTTTGCTTGTTTTTTAATTTCATCTTCTTTTTCTTTTGCATCTTGTTTAAGCTTATAATCTTTTTGTATTTGTGCATAATTTTCTTGTAAGGTTATTTCAGCTTGAGCTAATGCTTTATTTTTTATTGCTTGACTTGCTGTGGTTGAATTTATACTTGCTATTAATTTATCATTTTCAAATTGTGCTTTTACAATAGCTTGTGCTACTTCAGTTTTAAAAGTTTTTATATATGATTGCTCTTTTGAGTTTTCTATGTCCGATAATAACTTTTTTTCATCTTCTAATCTTTTTTCTCTTAACTTATTTGCTGCATCAATAGCTGGTTGATTAATTTTCTTTATATCATCTTCACCCTTAGCAATTACATTAGCTTTATCAACGTTTGCAGCTCTTAAAGCTTCTAATGCAGTTTTTTGATTTTTTAATGTATTATCTAATACTCTGTTTTGATTTGTTATTTGAGATTCATAACTTGAATTTATACCAGCAGCACTTAGTTGTGATTGTCTTAATAAAGCTTCATTTGCTGTAATTTCTTTTTTAGTTACTTCAATTAATGCTTCTTGTTTTTTTATTTGTTCATCAATACTTGCTACTTGTACTCCTGTAATTTTTTGTCTTAATTTAACTTGATCTTCAATACTTGCATTTGTTAATTTTAATGTTTCAAGTTCTTTTTCTAAAGAACCAATATAATCATCCAATGATTTTTTTGAAGCATCTTGTTGTTTTTGTAATGCTTCTAATGCCTCTTTATTAT